GACGCTAAAGGTAGAAAAAAACTCAAAAAGAGATTACAAGCCGCAGAACCCACAGAATTTTTTGGACAAGATTTTACTAAATTAGGAGAATTAATTTCAGTTCTTAGAGAATTAGATTTAACTAAGTCCGATAAAATATTAAACAAGAAAATGAAATCAATGGATGAGCGCAACATTGATATTGTGGCTACCGCTACCAAACTTCGTAAAGAGTATGAACTTCTATATAGACAATTGAGAGATATTGTTTATCCAACAGGAGGAAAGAAGAATGACAAAAAATAAAACAATAAATGAAGAACTGCTAACAATAATTAAGGCTTTAACAAATAAAGTTGAAGAATTAGAAAGAACCGTATATTCAAAGGATAGTATTTTAAGAAAGGCCGGATTCGTTGTATCTAATAGCCCGACACCTGCTATTGATAATTCAATAGGTGGAGTTGGTGCATTACCAACAACAGATATTAGCAGCATGGATTGGTCGGAAATACACAAAATGGTGGAACAAGTGGAGGGAAACTAAATGCCGGAAAGAGTAACAAGAGAAGAAAGAACAATTAGTTTAGCAATAGAAAAGGCTCGTAATGCAAAAGAACAACTTGCATTATCATTAGAAAATAATAGAAATCCAAGCAAAGATGAATCCGAAGCCGTTAAACTAAAGCGGCCAAAGGCTGAAAAAGACAATACTAAATTTGATTCAAATGATGGGCCAACTACATTACACGCTTATGCTGGTGATATTACAAAAGCAATTATAGTTCTTAAAAATATTAAAGAATCGGATTACATGACTAATCCCTTTTTAGATGAAGAAGATAGAAAGATGCTTACAGAAAGAATAGAACAATTAGATAGAACAATAACTAATTTAGCAAGACAATTCAAAGAAGGCGACCCTTCAAACAGAAGTCAAATAAGCAGAATGATTAATTCTTTGTCCGGTCTTGTAAGCGACCTTGAAAAAGAGTTTAGAAAAATACCCGAACCGAGAGATGAAGAATCCAATGAAGCATTAGACCCTGATTATGATAAGTTTAGACGACCTAAAAAACCAATGACGGAAGAGACTAAACCTGATATGGAAATGCTGAATCAATATAGACGCAATAGATAAAGGGATTTAAATGAAACTCGGCTCTATTGAGAAGGATAAACAACCTTCTCAAGAAATACTAAGACTCTTTGAAAAAACAAGAGTTGCTTATTTATCAGCCGTTCACGACCCCGATGAATACGGAAGCCGTTGGAGAAAAGCGGTTGATTTAATTGTAGAATCTTATGAAGAGTTAGATGCCGCAGGAAAAGAGTTAAGAAATTTTATTGATGAAGATGAAATAGAAAATAAAGAGACTAAAAACCCAATATCAAGGGAAGCAAAGGCATTATTTGAAAAAATAAAACTTATTAGATACTCTTCTAAAATAGTTGCTGACCCTTTCGCTGAAATGTTTAAAGGTAGTGTTCTTGAAGAATTATTAAGTAATCCTGAGACTATGGTTAAATTCATTCATTATGCTCTAAGAGACGACAATAAAGCACTATCTTCGGACATTTTAGCCATTAAAGGTCTGCAACCCGACACAATAACGGAGGGTCTTGTTGGACTTGACCTTGAATCGGATGATATTGCCCTCTATATTATAGAGCATTACGGTGATGGAAAAGACTCAAAGAAGGTTGAATCGAAAGTAAAGGCAGGAATGCAACTATTAGAACTTATTTTCTTTTCTCAACATGAAGAGAAAGAATGGACAGACTTAAAAGAAATAGAAGGGTTAGAGAAATCACAAAAAGATTTAACAGAAAAGTCTATCTCTCAATTTATAGTTCCTAATAAACCAATGTATAGAATATTTGAAATAGACGACATTAATGAATTAAGAGGGTTTAGCGGTAATTGGTATGTTCAAGAAAAATATGATGGCATGAGAATACAATTGCATAAAATAGATGGCTCGGTTAAAATTTATTCTTACAATGAAAAAGATATTACTGCTAAGTGCAAAGAACAGGTTGAAGAACTTAAGAAAAAGGAATATGGGGATTGTATTTTAGACGGAGAGTTAATTCTATTTGATGGTGAAGATGCACTACATAGAGCAGATACTATTGCTCATGTTTTCAAAAACAAATACAAAGATGCTAAATTAAAGTGTCATGTGTTTGACATTATTAGGCATGAATCTCAAACATTAACGGATGAAGAGTTAGAGGATAGAATGACTATTTTATTCAACAACTATTCATCGAAGTCTAATCAAGCAATTTCTTATCCTTCTAAAAAAGACACAAGACAGGCTGATAGCCTAAAAGATGTTGAAAAATATGCAAAAGAAATGATGGACATTCCCACTTCCGAAGGAGTTGTTATTAAAGACGCAACTTCAACATATTATATTGGAACTAAAAAGAACCCTAAATGGATTAAATGGAAGAAGTTTGTTGATTTAGATGTAATAGTCTTAGATAAGAAAAAGACGAAAAGCAATCTTTATTCATATACTGTGGGCGTTGGGCCAATTCCGGAAGATATGGAAGGACAGGAAATTGATGGTAAAAAATATCTTGGTGTAGGTAAAGCATTGAATACTAAAGTCGCCGTTGATGTTGGGGATATTGTTAGAGTTAAAGTTGATGAAGTCAAGAAAAAGGGAGAAGGCTTTAGTTTATTTTCAGCAAAGGTAATTGAGATACCGGAAGTTGAACACCCCGATAAATTAATTACTCTTGAACTTCTATCACAAGATACCAAAAAATCACTTAATTATAAAGTGGAAGCACTTACAAAGGGAATAAAATTAACTGATTACATACATGGTGAAACAAATGTAATTATGAAATCGGATATGAATGGTTTTGTAATTTATGGTTTTGAAGAAAATAATCTAATGTCTAAGAATGCTTTGGCAGATTTGGATATGTGGAAAGCCCAAGCAGAAGAAATAATGAAAACTAAAGCAAGTCAATTAACGGTTGCTATTTTTCAGCATCTAAAAACGATGGGAGACAAGACAGTAAATGATGTTCATGGCTTTTTGAAGGACAAACACAAAGACCTTTATGAAGATGTATTAGAATCTAAAAAGACTAAATTGAAAGATTGGTCGGATAATAGAGACGGTATCTCATTTAAAGATAAGAAACTTCATGCTGATGATGATAAAATTATGCAGGAAGAAGAGATTAAAAAAGAATATAAAACTCCAAAAGAAAATAGAAAGGGCTTATTCAAAATATATTCAAGAGAAGATGACAATATAACATTAGGCATTAAACTTGAAGATGAAAGTTTATTTTGGACTATTGACTTAGATAACCAAGAAGAAATGTTTGATTTGTTTGGTGCGGCAGGAAAATATCCGGCAGAAGTGGCTAAAAATGTCGAAAGAGGAAAGGTAGTTGATGCAGGAGATATTGAGTTAGGTGTCCAAAAGGAAGGCTATCATGAATACTTCTTGAAAGGTAATAAATTTGAAACTAAGATGCATTTTAGAGTAATCAAGGTTGAAGGAAAAGAAATGTGGCTTGCATGGACAGGATATAAACAAGAACCTGCCGATACAGAAGGCGATAAAGGTTTATGGAATATATATGAAGATAAATACAGTAAATTGTCAATTCCGGCTAAAAATTAGTTGTTCTTTATATAGTGGATAGTATAAGAAAGGGTTGAGAGGAATGGTATCATCTGTTATGAATAGGAACAGAAGTGATTTCAGGATTCTTAAAAGCGACGATTTAATGATTGGGGGATATGCAAGCATAGAAATCGTTGATAAACAAAATGACTTAATCACACTCAAAGCACTTAACGAAGCAGTTAAAAAATATATGGAGAACCCAAAGTTTAGAAATGTAATGACAAATCATTCTAATGTTCAAGTTGGAGAAGTAGTAAAATCATATAGAGACAAAACAGGGAGACTATGGAAAACCGAAGTAGATGATGTAGGATTCTTTGTAGTGATTAAGTTAAGAGATGATATTGAAAAAGCAAAAGAAATCAATAGAGGAATAAGAAAAGGTTCATTGAGGTCATTTAGTATTGGAGGACAGGCTTTAGAAAAAGTAAAGAAAAACCACCAAGAATTAGGAGATTACAATGAAATTAGCAAACTTGAATTACATGAAGTTACAATATGTGAAAAAGGAATTAACCCCGAAGCAAGATTTGATATTTTAAAACAAGAAAAAAACACAAAACAGGAAGTGAAAAATATGAGCAAGATAGAAAAAGCACTTGAAGAGTTAGATGCGCTAATGGCAGAAGTCAATACTCTACGCAAGGAAGAAGAAGACGAAAAGATGGAAATGCCTAAAGACGAAATGACGGAAAAAGGCGACTACATGAAAGAAGAAGTTGAAGAAAAAGAGGAATATATGGATGATTCTAATAAAGCCCTTTTATCTACTCTTGATGGAGCAGGTGTAGAAATTGGCGAACCGGCAGACCGTGTAGTTATTGACAATGGAAAGCCTAAAGCATCCGATTTGCCAGTTGTTAAAGCATTTGACAACAGCGAATTAGAAACTCTTGATTTGACCGTTGGAAACATTGAGAAGGCTTACGAGGCTTTCCGTCAAGAACAACTTGAAAAGTTGGCTTACGACAACCTTCAAAAATCATTTGAAACAAGATTTAACCGAGAAGTTTCTGCAAAAGAAACTATTTTGGCTAAGTCTCAATATGATGCGGCAAGTGAAATTGCATCTCTAAAGGATGAATTTACCGCACTAAGAAAGTCTCTAACTGCTGAAAAGGAAACAATCCTAAAAGCACAAGAAGAGGCAATAGTTGAACTCCCAAGTATGGATGATTTGGCCGAAATGGAATGGTCGGATATTCATAAAATGGTAGGAGGTTATTAAGATGTCAGGATATATTAACACATTAGCAGATTTAGAAGCACAAACATACGGAACAGGCGCAACAGGCCATATTAGCAATCAATTGCTTAAAGCCGCAGGAACAGTAGCGGGTATTCATACTGCTCACGATGGGGCAATTAATTCTGCACCAAGCGGCATTAACGCTAATCTTTACAACAAGGTTTACGGTCAAAAAGTATGGTCTATGCTAAACCGAGAATGTAATGCACTATCGGTTATATCAAAAAGACCTTATTCATCAAGTGGTTGGAGAATTTTAAAGAAAAGACCTGCCGGTGGTAGTGGAAACAAATTAGATGTTTCTGCCGCTTCGGGTACTGCATTAAGTGATGCATTATATGGTGAAGATGCACTTAGAGCAGACCGTCTTGGTGGTGTTCCGGAAAATGCAAGTCTTGATTCAAATACAGATGGTTTGATTTCAATTGCACCGGAATATGATACGCTATTTACAAGCCCTAAGATTATTGCACATCAATTCTCTTTCAGTGAATTGGCTATGGAAATGGCTTCCATTGATGATGGAATTGGCGATATTAGAGCGCAACTAAGAGAAGATATGGGGAAGCATCACGCAGAAGTTCAAAACCAAATGCTTGTTATGCCTTTGGAGAACTATTCCCCAACAACTCCTTATGCCGGAGCAAACGGTATTGATAGAGGATATACTTCTCTATTGAAGATTGTTTCTAACTCGGCTGAAATTGCCGAATTAGCAGATAACGCAGGTGGAAATCTTGTTAAGTTAGAAGACTCGCAAGAAATAGACACACTATATGGGAAACTACGAAGTGTTGCAGGAAATGAATATCTTGATTCCGAAGTTTCTTTCGGTGATGGCTACCTTTCAGCAGAAGCACGACAATTAACTCTAACTGTTCTAAACGATATGATTAGAAGACTAAGAGTTGCCGGTGGTTCTCCAAAGGTTATTCTAACAGGATATGATACTCTACAAACTATCTCGGACTTGCTACAAGCCCAAGAAAGATTCATGGATAGAAAGGAAATTGTCCCTACTGTTAATGGAGTAAGAGGCGTAAAGGGTCAAGAAGTCGGATTTAGAGTTTCAACTTACTACGATATACCAATGATTCCGGTTGCTGCTATGACTTCAACAGGAACAAACTCTTCTTTGATTAGTGATATGCTTTTCCTTGATACAGACCATTTGTGGCTATCTGTTATGAAGCCAACTCAATACTTTGAAGATGGTATTTCAAACGGAAACCCATTCGGTGTCGGTTCTCTTGGAAACAAGGCTCTTTACCGAACAATGGGAGAAATGGGTTGTTCATACTTCAAGGGTCAAGGCAAAATTACAAACCTTCTGTGAGGCGATTTAATTGACACACACAATTACATTATTAGCCGACCATAAAGGTTTTACAAAGCCAAGAGTAGTAGGTGATGAGTATATGGTTGATGCCATTGTAAACATCGGGGCATATGTTCAAGGTGGAATAACTCTAACTGCTGCTTCTGTCGGATTGAGCCAAATAACTCAATTAATGGTGACAGGAGTTGAAGAAATAGGGCAATCAGCAAGAGCAGTTGTTTCCAATACAGGGGCATATGAATCCATTAGTAGTGCTAAAATTATTCTTTCAACAGGTTCGGCTCAATTAGCCGGAACTTCCGATGAAGGAATTGTTAGGATTAGAGTTTATGGATTGCTTTGAGGGTGATTTAGTTGGCAACAATTAAATTAACCAAAGGCTCAAGGTCTAAAACTTTGTTAATGTTTGGTGAAGTGCTAAATAGAGACGCTTCTATTGAAGTAGATGCTATTGATGCTCTTAGAGTATTTGGTGATTCTAACTTAGATATTTCTTTTACTGAAAGCGATAGGAAAGGTTTGAAACAAATTGAACCTAAAATGCTTACAAGGCTAACTAAGGCTTTTGGTAAAGAAATAACTACTCATGATGAGTTATGTAAAGAGTTATTACCTGCTAAAACAAAAGCAAAGAAAGCCCCTGCAAAGGCTAAAAAGTCTTCTTTAGAAGAATAATTAGACCCATAGCATTAATAGGGAAAGCCCCTGTTCATGGTTTGAAGGAGATAGAGATATGTCGAGTTGCAGAAGTAGTGGAGTATTGACCGGAAGCGCAGTAGTTTTTTCCGGAAAGTGTAAATTGGTTTCTATTCATGCTTGTGAAGTTGCAGGTTCAGCCGCAATTGTAAAAGTGTGGGATAATTCAAAAACGGCAACTGGTAAAGAATTAGCAAGAATTGTTTTATCCGCTAATCAAACAGTTGAATTTGACATGCATGGAGTAATCTGTTCAAATGGATTATTCTTTGAAGAAGATACAGGTCAAGTAGCGGTTTCTATCGAATTTGCTTGAGGTTTTATTATGCCAGCGTTAAGCCAAGATACCCGTTTAGTTATGACTATACTTTTTGTTGGAGCATTAAGTGGAACAAATGTATTTGCTTATGCGGCCTTCGGAACAGGATTTCCTTATGGAGCATTAGCCCATTCGGTTTTGTTTGGATTAGGAACAATAGGTGCAATTATGGTTATGAAAGCCGTCTTTGATTTAGTCTTAAATGACAAAATAGAAATGTGGCTTCTTGATAGAAAAATAGCGGCCTTTTGGGAAAGAAAAGCAAGAGATGAACAACAAAGACAGAAAATGCGGGAAAGCGCACGACAATACAATACTAATCTTTATCAAGGCATTAGCGAAGAAGAAGAGAATACTGTCGGAAATGAGTTCTTAGCCGCACTACAATAGGCGGTGAAAGGATGGTCTTTGGGGATTTAATGGGGTTCTCGGATTCGGATTATGCTTATAACCAATCAAGAGCGCATTCTGCCGATGTTTTCTTTTTGAAAATGAGAGCGTGGTTTTGGGGAAGTTGTGGTGCTTTATCTGCTTTTCTTATTGGTAATATAATGGGCGTATTTGATATTAATATAATGGGTTGGATTATAGACAGATTATCGGATTTATGGGGTCATTGATATGTCATTAATGACAGGTTTTGCTATATTAGTTGGCGAAGCAGTTATTGGTTTTTGGAAGAAAGTCCACGCAATTAATTTTGGAGTATATGGAGCGACTATGGTTGGTAAAACAACCTTAAGTCATCAACTAAGAACAAGAGGGGAAGTTCCCCAAATAAATGAAAGAACGGTTGGTTTGCATAGAGCGTCAAGAAAGAATGTAAAAATTGACGGAGATTCTCACACAATAAAAAGTGCTGACATAGGCGGTGAAGCGATTTATTGGAAAGAATGGGTAAAGGATATGCAAAAGCGCAGGGTCAAATATATTATTTTTATGATAGACCATAGGCACTTAGATAATGAAGCCAATTTAGACCATCAAGTAGCGTGGAAATTTTTAGTTGATACTATTGTAGCGGATTTATGGCCAACCAATAGAAGAAAAAGAGAATCGGATTATCCGATTGCTATTGGGATATGGGCTAACAAATATGACATATGGGGAGAAAAATATCCATTAGAAGAGGGGCAAACCATAGACAAACATAAAATATTTGAACCTTTTAAGTATGGAATGAGACAGTTGAACGACAAGGGAATACCTTGTTTCAAATATATAGTATCGGCAAAATCCGACCCTGAGATGGTATATAGAGGCGTTATGACAATGATAAAAGATTATTGAGGAATAGAAAATGTATAACAACCAATTAATAGGACAGAATGCGCCGCAACAGTTTAACCCAACACTAAATCCCTTACAACAAGCAAGGGCAAGTGGGGTTGTTCAAGAATATAAGTTTATAACCTTTAAACCAAAGAAACAACAGAAAGAACTAATCGTAGTTTTAAAATCCGAACCTAAAAAGTTCTTAGGAATAAAATACGGAAAAAAATTTAATTTAAAAGACAGATGCGTAGTCTGTGGTTTTCATCATATTTGGGAACAAGGAGATTATTTAAGGCCACCAATACCTTTAGACGGGGTAATTAAAGGAAGGCCATTAAGAGGAACATATTGTCCTAAACATGCTTCTCATTATATGCAATTAGAAATGCTACAACAACAGATACTTGCAGATAAACATGGATTAGATTTTAAAGCATTTAAACCTAAAATGCCAAAGATATTAAAAAGTGGCCCAATTAAAAGTTTAACTAAAGAAGATGTTGTTTCATTAACTGCCGCAGGTTGGTTTATAAGACCACCCTCCTTAGCAGATAATAAGACGGCTACCGAAGAAGTAATTCGCCTTATTACTGAAATGAATACCATGACAGATAGAATGAATTATTTAATGTTAAAGCATCAAATTCAAGCAACTAATGAAGAATTAGAAGAAAAGGAGGACTAAATATGGGAATATTAGGAACAAGTAATGGAACAGTGATGAATGCAGTTCAAGCAACAAGCGACCAACAATTTAAGAATGTAAATAACTTACTTTCTTTACAAGATAATCATGTTGAGGAATTTTTTCAATATCATGGTGAACATTTTTTATCGGCTCTTGAGAAACTAATGGAAGATGTAGTCGAAAGAGTAGTTTCTCAAATGTTGGCTAAATTGGCTTTTAGCACAAGTGGTTCGGGAATGGTAGTAAATCCTGATTCTTTAAGAGAGTATGAAAGAATAACACAAGAAAACATTGACTTAGATATTCAAAAACTATTACAAACTGCAATTAATAGCGAAGTAGTTAATCAGCGAAAGATGGCTAAACAACAGTATCTTGAATCACAGGGATTTAGCGGTGGAGGAAATATGCAACAACCAAGCGCAGGTATGGCAGTAGCAGGATTAACTGGCAATACTCAACAATACCAACAAATGCAAGGTGCTATGAATAATGGAAGCGGCTATCCTATTCCTCCAAATGGAACAGATGGTTATGGCAGACCTTATTGGATTGATGCTAATGGCCAAATGTCATATGAACCTCCACAAAGCGGTTTAGGTTTAGGTGGTGCAATACAGAAAGGTGCGGCTTGGGCTAAATGGCTAATGTGAGGGGGGAAATAAATATGGTCGCTTTTAGATGGGGTAATCAAAACTTATCCTTACCAAATTCCGCTAACTTTCTTAAGACGGAAATGAATGATTTTCTTAGCACAGGCGATAGAAGTTTTGTTGTTAAATTTAAGCGAGCAAAAGAAAGTGTTCAAGGTAGCGGTTTAAATGAACAAGAGTTTATGGGTGAATTTAAAAAAATTTATGAAGAAGTTATAGACCAACCCTTAAAACCACTTTTAGAAAATAAAGATGGCTGGAAACAATTTTCAACAATAAAAAATAAACCTAACCGACCCAATCTTGAATTTATTGACAACCAAAAAGTAAAAAATATTGCTGATGGTAAAGTATTAACGACATTAAAAGGCGCAGGTGCGATTGCATATACTAAAGGCGGTGAAGTTCAATTACCTGCATTTCCTTTTGAAGAGAAGTTTCCTAACGATGAATTTACGCTTGGATATGGTCGAGATTTAGAAAAATATATTGACGATGATGTTAGATTAGGAGTTAATTCACAAGGCGAGGGTTGGAATTTAGCATACAAAAAACAAGATGCAAGATTAGATGCACATATAGAAATAACATATCCTCCTATTGACGAAGGAAAAATAATGGCAGAAAAGGCAGATTGGATTATGGAAAAAACCGGACAAGATGCTCCTTACAAAGCAAAATCATCGAAACTAAAGATAGGAACAGAAGTTATAGAGCATTCTTTTGATTTGACACAAAGAGACCTACAAAAGATAGGGGCTTTGTTTAAAGGAACAAAATTAACACCAATGAAATTAGTTGATGATAAATTTGAAGTTGATGAGGAAGGAAACCCAATTACTACCAAAATAGGTGGTAAAGGTTTAGAAAGTGAATTGGCTTTCTTAACTGGGGTAAGCGATTTAAAAAGGACTCAAGAAATGATAGATGAAGATATTATTTTGTTAGGTGAACAATACTATCACTTTGAGCAACCAAGCGGAACAATGAATAATATAGTTTTAGACTTACTTGATGAATCAAAAGAATTTATATTAGAAAATCAAGACTTATTCTTAAGAATATTAAAACCGTATCTTGATGAACCAACAACAGTATTTACAGGAAAGATATTGGCTAATATAAAAACAAGACGAAAGAATAAAGATACATTTAGAGCCACCGCACTATCAACACAAACAAAAGATGCAAGATATGCAAAGACAAGATATGCTGAAAATAAAGAAAATCCGGAAGAAAGAATAACACCGGAAGAATACAAAGCCCTTCCTATTGAAAAAAGAAAAAAATACAAATTAGTTTCTAAACCATTAACACAAGAAGAAATAATGGAATTAACAGAAGAGGCATTTAAGCATAAAGAAACCGGAGAAACTATTTCCGAATTAGCCTATCAAACACTACCTAATGAAGATAAAAAGAATTACAAGACTAATCTTCAAGTTCTTGAGACAACGGAAGGAGTTGCAGGGGCTAATATGAGAGGCATGGACACTTATGGCGGTCAAGAATATAAATATGATTCAATCAATTCCGCTAATGCAGAAGAACTGTTTGCTAATGCTTATGTTGAATGTAAAATATATGTAATTAATCATGGAGAATATAATTTGAGTCCATATAGAAGAAGGGCAGGTAATAGGTCTTTTGCTAAAGAAATTAACAAACTAAAAAGAAATTTTAGAAGATTAAAGAAAATATTTAGGTGATAACGATGGGAACAACCATATCGCCAAGCGATTTTACTGAAATAAATCCCGACTATTCACAAGGTCGGGGATTCTATACCAATGCAACAGAAGTCGCTAATCTATTACAAATACCTGCTTTTACAAATAGCACTTATCCAACAGTTGCTCAAGTTGGAAATATAATAAAAAGAGTTGAAGGAATTATTGATGATAAAGTAAAGCGTTCCTTTAGACCAATTATTACTAAAGACGAATACCATAACTTTGAATTTTCAAGAAGGCCACATAAAACATACTTTGGTGGCCATGTTGGATTTGTTCAACTAAAGCAAATGAAAGTTAGAAAGATAGTTTCTTTGTTAGTTTGGCAAGGTGGTTCATATGAAGAGTTAGCATCAGCGCAAGCAAAAATACATCTTCTTGAAAATTTTAGAGATTTAAATTCAATCATATTACAACTGCCTAATAGTGGTGTATCTTTTGAGTTGTTATCGGAGAACAATATAGCCGATTTAGCAAATAGTGAATTTTGTAATACCTTTGGATTAAAAACCACTAATGATGAGATTACTGCACTAATCAATGAATCCTTCCCTTCTGCTACATCTTCTTTTACCGGAGCAACTGCACCAAAGGCTCTATCCTCTTCTAATCTATCCATTTCCGACTTTTTCTATGGCTCAAAAGATAAGAATAATGGCAAGCAACTTCTCATTTCCTCCCTACTTTCCGGTGATGATGGGGCAGATTGTGTGTTAAAAGCAACCATAAAACAGTCTTGCTCTACTGCTAACTCATCAACTGCTCTTACCGTTGCTGATTCATCTAAATTAGGTGTTGGTATGGGTGTTAGTGGAACAGGTATTACAGGAACAACTACTATCGCTTCAATTACAGACGGAACAAATATTGTATTAAGTGCGCCAGCATCAGCAAGTGGAACAAATATTCTTACTTTTACTGCAACAGATACAATACCAACAGTTTGTAATCTTGTTGATTTTACAGACAAAGAAGATTTGAATAGGCTTGGTTCTTTTTGGACAATCGGTGAAGAAGGCCGAATATTCTTTTTCAATGATTATCCATTCCATGCTAATAATTCTGTAATAGTTTCTTATGTTGCAGGTGATGGCAGAGTTCCTTCTGCTATACATGAAGCCGCTACAAAATTAGTTTCGGCTGAAATAATAAGGCACGACGACCAAAGCATATTAATTGCAGAAACAGGAGCAAATATTTCTACAAAGGAAAAGTATGATATTCTCCGTAAAGAGGCTATGGATATTCTAAAGGGTAAAGGCGACCTTGTATATTTTCTTGATTAGGTGATTCTATGGCTTTTGAAATAGATATTAAAAAGTTAGAAGAACTTTATGAAATAGAAAAGGAAAGACAACTTGCTTTGAAAGAATTATCCGAAAAATTAGGTTATGATATTTCATTTAGTGATGAAGAAACAATAGAGAATGCATTACAATCATATAATATGTATCTTAGCAAATCAGTAGAAACGGAGGTATTGGCATTGATGAAGTCTCTCTTCTCTTAGATTTATTATCAACTCAATGGTCGTCTAATGCTACTGCATTAGTTAGTTCGGGAGATATTGATGTTTCTAATGCTATTACTCCGGATTTTATTGATATTAGAACAACTACTGCTAATAAAGGAGTAAGAGTTGATTTGAGCAGGACACCTGCAACAATAGTTGTTTTTGAAGATTCTCAAGATGTTGAATATCCAACAGTTCATTATGATATTAAAAATGAAACATATTCATTTACGATTCATATTAGAGTTTTACATGATGAGCGTTCCGGTTTAGATGCCTCTTATGGCAAAGATAGGCTAAGGGCTATATACTTGATACTTAGTAGGGTTGTTGAAAGCAACAGGCGTGGATATACTGCAAGTGATGGTTCAAGATTTAATCAATTATTTTTAGGTTCAAGAAATGAAAGTAATGACAGGGCGAAGAGGTTATTTGGATATAAAATCACATTACAAGCAAAAAGATTCGCAATTAGTGTTCCCTCGTAAGTAAGTAAGGAAAGGGGAGAGATAAGATGGTAAATAGAGACATATTTTTAGGAAGTGGAGCAAGTTTAAACCTTGTTCCGGAATTAGATTTTAAGATAACAAGCGAAAGTAATCCACAAACTAATGATACTGAGGTGCAACTAAATACTTCAACAATGGGTCATTTTAGTTTATTGACTAACTTATATGAAGGCT